TTCGCCTTCTTCTTCGCCTTGCGTTTCTTCGGCGGGCCGTGCGTCTTGAGAAAGAAGTCGGCCTGCTTCTCGATCTCCTTTTCCCAGTCGTACTCGCGCGCCTTGCGAAAGCCGATCACCACGCTGCCGTCAGGCTTTAACTCGTCGCGCCGCACATAGCCGAGCGCGGCGGTGACCTGACAGACGGTGGAGTTGCGCGGCTGGCGGGTGACGCCATCAAACCAGTTGTCCAGCGTGGCGGTGGCCACCCCGCTGATCTGGTGGACGTGCGAATTTTTCAGGTGTTCTTCCGACTTCACCACCGTGCGCACGGCATCGATGATGGGGTCTTTGTCGATGAAACGATAATTGCGGTAGATGAAGACGCGCGCCATGCATGGCTCCTTCACGGACTTTTGTCGGTTGGTTCAAACTCGCGGCCATCGCCGCCGTTGAGATAGTTGATGAAGGCCGCGGCTTCCTCGCTCGATGCGCATTGACGCAGATCGTGGAAGTGATGCATCGATGTCCCATTGGGAAACGTCTGCGTCGTCAGGTAGCCGACCCACCACCGGTCATTTTCGTATTTGTGGACGTACATCACCGCCTGCTTTTTCTGCTGACCTTGTGCCGCATGCGGTCGCGCGCCTTCTTGGTCCTGCTTGAGTTTGTGCAACACCGAACTGATCGACTTGGGCGAGCGGCCCTGCGCCACGAACAGGTCGCGCAGTTGCGGCACCGTCAGCGGTGACTTGGCAAACAGCGCCTTGATCACCGTCTCGTCGCCGGTCTCTGCCAGTGTGACTGGTTGCTTGCGCGTCTTGTACGGCCCGCGCGGCTCACCCGCACCGTTGGGTTTGACGGCCTTGTCGCGGTCGAGATCGAGATGCAGCTTGGCGACACCGTCGAGACTGTTGAGCACGCGCATGACGCGCCCGACCGCCAGTTCCTCGACCTCGATGTGAATAGGAAACAGTTTTGGCACGGTGACCCCCTTCATCGCCCCGCGGGCAAAGGAAACCCCGGTTGTGAAACCCCGAGTGTAGCAACCGTATTCCACACGCGCGCACCGTCAAGGCACCCTATGTCAAAAAACATTTACCGGAACGTAATATTGCCCAATGCGTTGTTTATGCCCTCCGCTAAACCGAAGACTTTAGTCTCTGGTACTCAAGTATGCGAAGACGCAAACCAAGGAGGATGACGGGCGGCGGCAACGATATCAAGCGGTTGGGCAAGGTCTTGCGCGAATTGCGCCGCGAGCGCGGCTTGTCGCAGGAAGAACTGGCCGACGCTGCCGCCATCCATCCGACCTATGTCAGTCAGGTCGAGCGCGGCCTCAAATCGCCGACCATGCGCATGCTGGGCAAACTGGCCAAGGCGCTCGGCACGTCCCCGTCAAAGATCATGCGCCTGCTGGAAAAGTAAGCGGAGCGGGTGTATAGGCTAAAGCCTGCTCGTCACGCCCCCGGCAGGGCCGCGCTCCGCTTCCAGCGCCAAAACACCGGAAGCCTAAAGTTACCGCCGTGACGACGGTCAAGCGCCCCGCGCGCCTGTTCTCTTTCAGCGACTGGACCAAGGCGCACCCGAAGGACCAGCCCCCGGGTGACCGGCTCGACGCGCAGTTCATCGAACTCATCGAGGCGATCCATACCACGCAAGCGGCGCTGGCGCAGATCAGGCGCGACGACGGCCTGCTCAAGAACAACACGGTGACCAAGGACCATCTCGTCCCCGGGTTTCTCGACAAGATCGTTGACGATATTCACGCCAAGATCGCCCCCGTTGCCCTGACCGTCACCGGCACCGCCGCCGCCGCGCGCGAGGCCGAACGCAACGCCTCGCTCTACGCCAAGGATGCCGAGGCCGCGGTGCAAGTGGCCAAGCAACTGGCGTCGGGCATGAGCGCGATCCGCGGCTTTGCCGAATACGCTGCCGACGTCGCCAGCCGCGCCGCCTCGTCGGTCGACATGGACGCCACCGACGCCGAGAACTGGGGCAACTACGCCAAGGCGCAGGCCGACAACGCCGAGGCCGACAAGAACGAGGCGCTGGCGTGGGCCGAGTTTCTCGCCGGGCCGGTGGTCGATGCCGCCGCCGCCCCCGCCTACATCGCCGATAGCCCGTTCCCGCACGGCCTCTACTACCAGCCGGTCGAGGGCGGTGTCGCCGGGATGTGGTCGAGCAAATGGTGGGCGCTGCGCGCGCAGCAACTGGTCGGCACCGTCGGCCTGTACTATCTCGGCGCGTGGGATCACCCGCCGCTGGCGGGCGAGAGCAACCCGAACACCGGGCAGACCGTGCCGTCGCCGCTGCTGCCGGGGTCGATTTATTTCGACAGCACCACCGGCCAGCTTTATGTCTGGGACGGTCTCGTCTGGAAAAAGTCGGTGTCGCTCACCGCGACGTTTCAGGCGAGTTACGTCTACACCGCCACCGCCAACCAGCAGGATTTTTCCGGTGCCGATGTCAATGGCGCAACCCCGGTGGTCGGGGTCTCTCCCAGTGACGTGCACGTCAACGGCGTGCGGCTGGTGCCGACGCTCGACTACACCGTCGATAACGTCGGTAACATCCTGCATATCAATTCCAAGCTGACCGCCAACTCGACGGTGCAGTGGGACATGCTGGTGCCGCCCGGCCAAGTCGCCGCCGGTTCGGTGCATGCGTGGAAGATCAAGGCGCTCACCCCCGACGGCACGGTGCAGGATTTTCACCTGCAGTATCTCGACAGCGGCGGCGTCACCACCGATGCCAATGTCGGCGACGGTGCGCAATTGATGGTCAGCCTCGACGGCGCGATGCAGGAGCCGGGCATCGACTACACCGCCAGCGGCAACACGTTACACATGGCGCAGCCGCCCTCCAGCACGTCGCATCTGTGGGCGGTGTGGTACCAGCCGGGAGCCGCGTCATGACACAGGCAATGCGCGTGGCGCTGTGGGTGCCGACGACCGTGCCGCCGGATATCGGCGACAGCGTTGTCACCACCAATCCGCAAGATGCCAACAAGGCACTCGCCACAAAATTCCTGCTCGGCGGCAGCGGTGGCGGTGGCGGCGGCATTGGTGAAGCGCCGTCGGATGGCCAGCAGTACGCGCGGCAAAATGCCGGTTGGACGGTGGTGGTCAGCGCCGCCATTGGCACCGATGCGCCGCAGGACGGTTCGCCCTACGCGCGGCAGGACGGCAACTGGGTCTCGCTCGCCGTCATGGATGCCGGTCAATTCTGAAAACGGGAGGAAGCCCATGGCTGTCAACATCGAAGTCAAGGAAGGCTCGGTCGCCGAAATTACCGGCCCGGCCATGATCAGCGTCACCAGCGACGTGCCGGGATCAGTGTTGGTCGACGGCGAACCGGTGTTTCAACCACCGCCCGACATCCCCGCCGACGCCGCCCCGGCCATCACCGCACTCAATCCGGCGACCGCCGTGGCCGGTGATGCAACCGATATCGACATGGTCGTCGAAGGCTCCGGCTTTACCCCGGCGAGCGTCATTTCGTTCAACGGGCTGAGCGAGCCGACGACCTTCATCGACGACACGCAGGTCTCGACCGGCGTCAAGCCATCGCTGTTCACCGTGCCCGCCGACTGCCCGGTCGCCGTGCGCAACGGGCAGACGGTGAGCAACAGCCTGACGTTTTCATTCACCGCGACGGCGCAGCGTTCCAGCAAACGAGGCCGCTGATGGCGAGCAAGCGGCGCAAGGCGAAAGCCAGACCGAAAACGAAAGCGAAGAAGCCGAAAGCCCGACCCAAACCGAGGAGACGCAAACCCATGCCCGATGACGACCGCAAGAAACACGCACCCGCGCCCGCGCCGAAGACCACCGACGATCCGCCCGCCGATGGCCCGCTGAGCCAGCCGCCGGGACCGTCACCCGCGCCCAATCCTGAAAGCGCGCCGGGTGGCGACACGGTCGGCGGTCAGCCGCCGGAATGATCCCGCGCCTGCAGCGTCTGGCGGAAACCTACGGGTTGCCGCCCGACACGCCGCTCAATGTCGTGCGCGGCTACGCCACCGCCATGTGGGCGAGCAACAAGGCGCACGAGGTCAAAGCCGAGTACGACGCCAACAACCCGCCAGCCGGTGCAACGCAAGCCGACCGGGAGAACTTGAATGAGCCAGCGTTACCGCCACCGCCGCACGTTTAGTCCCGGCACCGCCTTCCCGTCGCCTCTCGAGCCGGGTGAGATCGCCGTCAACACGGCGAACAGACAAATCGCGGTCGGCGATGCCGCCGCTGGCGTGCTCGGCGTGCCGCTGCCGCTGCTTGGCGTTCGCATCTTTGATGCGCGCGCGTCCTACGCCACCAACGATTACGTCGTGCAGGGTGGCTCGTTCTACCGCGCCAAGTCGGCGATCAATCCCGGTGCGTTCAACGCCTCGCAGTGGGACGTGATGTCGACCGACGCCGCGCTCAAGGCCTACGCCGATGCCGGTGATGCTGCGGTCAGTGCGGCGTTTGCCGCGGCGGACACCACCATCACCACCAATTACCAATCAGCCGACACCGCGCTGACCACATCGGTTAACGGCAAGGTGGCGAAAGCTGGCGACACAATGACCGGGCCGCTGGTGCTGCCCGCCGATCCGACGACGGCGCTGCAGTCGGCGACCAAGCAGTACGTCGACAACAAGATCGCCGCGATCCCGACGCCGTCCTCGCTGACTGTCTCCGACACGCCGCCGGTTGGCGTCCCCGATGGCGCGCTGTGGTGGGAGAGCGACAGCGGCCTTCTGTATGTCCGCTACAACGACGGCAACACCATCCAGTGGGTGATCGCCGCGCCGCAGCCCGACATCAATGCGTTTGCGCTCGCCAACACCGTGGTGCGCTACGACACCGCGCAATCGCTCACCACCCCGCAGCAGCAGCAGGCGCGACAGAACATCTACGCCGCGCCGTTCGATGCGATGGCGTACTCAGGATTGCAGATCAATGGTGCGATGGAGGTCAGTCAGGAGAACGGCACCAATGTTGTGGGGGTGATCAATGCCTCCAAGTATGTTGTGGATGGCTGGCAACTTGCATCGGCTGGCGTGCAGACCGTAAATGCTCTGCAAAACACCAACGCCCCAACCGGGTTTTTCAATTCACTCGGCTGCGCAGTCGCAGGAGCCAACGCTTCTCCCGGTGCGGGTGACTACAGCATCCTTGCGCAGAGCATCGAAGGGTATCGCGTTCGCCGCCTTGCTTTCGGAACGGCCAATGCGCAGCCGGTCACGATCAGTTTCTGGGTCAATGCCGTTCGTCCCGGCAATTACTCTGGCACACTCGTTAACGGTGCCACCAATCGTTCTTATGCGTTTGTTTTTACGATCAATGCGACAAACACTTGGGAATATAAAACCATCACCATCCCCGGTGATACGACGGGGACGTGGGCCAAAGACAATACAGCGGGGCTGAGAATATATATTGGGCTTTTGGTAGGCAGCACCTTTCAGACGGCGGCGAATGCGTGGACAGCAGGCAACTATTTCGGTGCGACTGGAACCGTCAACGGCGCTGCTGCAACGACTGACGCTTTTTACATCACCGGCCTCACCGTCCTTCCCGGCAACGAAGCCCCCTCTGCCGCGCGCTCGCCGTTCGTGATGCGGCCATACGATCAGGAGTTGGTGACGTGTCAGCGTTACTATGAGCCGTTGACGTTTCCGACGACCGGCCTCGCACAATTAGTACCGGGCGGATTAAACGGCGCGAATTATTATTCGCAATGGTATTTCCACGCAAAAAAACGCGCTACGCCGACGATTGCTTTAGCACCGGGCGCGGCGTGGGCGGTTGGTACTCCTACGGCTTATCCAGGCATCGACAATGTAATCTTTTATGTCAGCGCAAATTCAGCCTTTGTCCTTACCGGCACCGCTGGCGCAAACGGCTTGATCGCAGATGCGAGGTTATGATGGCAGACTATCAACTCACCGCGACTGATGTGATGGGGCGGTGAATGCTTGATTTCCCCGCCTCACCCTCCGTTGGCCAGAAATATCCGGCGTCACCGCTCGCTGGCATCCCGACCTACACATGGGATGGCGAGAAATGGACGACGCAGGGCGGCAGCATCGTCTCGGCATCGCCCGGCACTTTGTTGCCGCTGATGAACGCCAAGCCCGCGCTGGTCGGCGTCTCCACCAATTTTTCGCGCGAGGATCACGTCCATCCGGTCGACACCTCGCGCGCCCCGTTCGATGCGATGGCGTATTCAGGCTTGCAGATCAATGGTGCGATGGAGATCAGTCAGGAACTCGGTGCTGCCGGTCTGCCATCACTGACCAACACAACGCGCTATATCGTTGATGGTTGGCAGATCGCAACTGTCGGCGGGCAGGTAATAGCCAGTTCACCAAATGCTGCTTGTCCTTCGGGCTTTGTACAATCACTCGCAGTTCAGGTTATGACGGCCAACGCGGCACCAGCTGCTGGAAATCTGTGTGCGATCAGACACGCCATTGAAGGATACCGTCTTGCCCATCTGGCGTGGGGAACGGCAAACGCACAGCCAATCACGATTAGCTTCTGGATATATGCTGTACGCCCCGGCAATTACTCAGGCGCGATTAATAATGGGGCTGGTAATCGCAGCTACCCGTTTGCCTTCACCATCAATGCCGCCAGCACTTGGGAATACAAAACGGTCACCATCCCCGGCGACACAGCAGGCGCATGGGCAAAGGACAACAGCGTTGGTCTGTATCTGCACATCGCGCTGATGGCAGGCAGCACCTACGCCGGTCCCGCCAATGCGTGGGCAGCAGCAAATTATTACGGCGTGACGGGCGGCACCAACGGCGTTGCTGCAACGACTGATTTGATGCTGTTGACCGGCGTCATCGTTCTCCCCGGCAGCGAGGCACCCTCTGCTGCACGGTCGCCGTTCGTGATGCGGAGTTACGGGCAAGAACTGGCGCAGTGCCAGCGGTACTGGCAATTAGTCTATCCAGAAGCGCGATGGTCCGCGACAGCCGGATCGGTATGGATGATCTACGTCCACATGCTTTCGGTGGAAATGCGCGGCCTTCCCACGATAGCGCAACTTGCGCCGGGAATATCCGGCAACGCTTCCGCCTTCACGCTTAATGCCTTGTCTGGCAGGGAATTGCGGGTGCAACTCACCAGTGCTGCCGCCGGGGACTGTTACTGTATGCAGCGTACTTTTTCGCTGGACGCGAGGTTGTGATGGCAGAATACCAACTCACCGCGACCGATGTTGTCATCCGCACCGAGGACGGCGCATCAATCCCCAACGATCCGGCCAATCGCGACCGGGCCGAATACGAGCAATGGCTCGCGGATGGCGGTGTGCCCGATCCGTATGTGCCGCCCGAACCGGTGCCGCCGGAAGCGCAGCCGGAAACAACGGTGCTCTACGATCATGAGAACCGGTTGCGCGCCATCGAGGGCCAGCCGCCGCTGACCATCGGCGAGTTTCTGGTCAAGGCCACGCAAAATCCTGCGCCACAGCCATCAAGCAAACCAGCGCGAGCGAAAAAATGACCTCGCACTACCGTCACCGACGCATCTTCGATCCGGCCACGGCGTTTCCCACGCCGGTTGAGCCGGGCGAAATCGTGGTGAACTCGGCGAACCGGCAGATCGCCGTGGGTGATGCTGATCCGGCGTCGCCCGGTGCGACCAAGCCGCTGCTGGCCGTGCGCGTGTTCGATGCCAAGGCGCAGTACGCGCAGCACGACTTTGTCGTGCAGGCTGGCGTCCTCTATCGCAGCAACACAGCGGTCAGCCCCGGTGCTTTCAATGCCACGCAATGGGACAGCTTTGTCAGCGACAGTGTTAGCAGGGCTTACATCGATGCGGGCGATGCCGCTGTCACCGCCGCCTTCCAGACTGCCGATGCCTCCATCATTACCGACTATCAGGCGGCTGACGCCGAACTGTCCGGTCTGATCAACGGCAAGGTCGACAAGACTGGCGATACCATGACCGGTGCGCTGATCTTGGTCGGTGCACCCACCGCCGCGCTGCAGGCGGCAACCAAAAAATACGTCGACGACGTGGTCGCTGCCGGTGGCCCCGACGCCACCGCTGCCGACATCATCAACGTGCCCGCGGGCGGCATTGCGTCGATCAACGTGCAGGGCGCGCTCTATGAGTTAGACAACGAGAAAGCCAATCTGGCCTCGCCCAATTTCACAGGTGCGCCCACCGCCCCGACGCCGCCGGTCAACGACAACGACACGTCAATCGCCACCACTGCCTTTGTTCTCGGGCAGGTGGGCACTGCTGCGCCGGTCATGGACGGCACCGTGCCGCTGGTCGGCGTGTCGCAAAAATATGCGCGCGAGGATCACGCCCACCCGACCGACACGACACGCGCGCCGATTGACAGCCCCAATTTCATCGGCACCCCCACCGCCCCGACGCCCGCACCGGGTGACAACGACACGTCCATTGCCACGACAGCCTTTGTGCAGAATGTGGTCAGCGCGGCCACATCGGGATTTAGCACTGGTGACGCCAAACTGACGCTCAAGACGATTGCCGATGCGGGCTGGGTGATGATGAACGACGGTACCATCGGTGATGCGTCGTCGGGTGCCACCGCGCGTGCCAGTGCCGACACGCAGGCGCTGTTCATCACGCTCTGGACCAACATCCCCGATGCCTTGTGCCCGGTGTTGCCCGGCGGGCGCGGCGTCAGCGCGGTCAATGATTTTACCGCGCACAAGACGCTCAAGCTGCCGCTGGCGCTGGGCCGCGCACTGGCCGTGGCCGGTGCCGGTGCTGGACTGACGGCGCATGCGCTTGGTTCCGTCGCTGGCGAGGAAACTCACACGCTGACTGCCAGCGAGCAGGCCAGCATGGGTGTGGGCGGGAGCATGAGCGGCAGCGGTAGCGCCGGGAGTGCCGTGACATCGGTTGATACAACCGGCGGCAGTGCGCAGACGGCAGGCGGCGAGCCGGTAGGTACTATTAACAGTGTCACGCCGCACGCAAATGCGTTGCCCGTCAGCGTCAGTGGCTCCATCAGTGGGACGGCATCGGGCGGCGGTCAACCGCACAACAACATTGCGCCGACGTCGTTCTGGAACGTGATGGTCAAGTTATGAACGCTACCGTCAAAACGGTCGCGGACAATCTCAAGTCGCATCCGGTGGCGTTTGCGCTGGTTGTTGTCATGTTCATGTTCTTGACCGCCGAACTTTACATTTTGCGTAGTGTCGCGGCCAACACACGCGCGCGCTTCGACGCGCAGGACAAATTGCTGGAACGCATGGCGAGCGACTGCTTCGACCGGAGCAGAAAATGACCGACCGCCGCGCCGAGTGTCTGACGGTTCTGGTCGATCAGATCAACGCCATCGCGCCCAACCGCGACGTGTCGTCGGATGGCTGGATTGGCGACGAGAGCCACCAGACCACGACCAGCGATCACAACCCATGGGTCTACGACGATGACGGGACGTGGGTGGTGACGGCGCAGGACATCACCGACGATCCCGAGAACGGCATGTCGTGTCAGGCGCTGGTCGACTCGATTATCGCCAGCGAGGACGAGCGCATCAAATATATCATCTGGAATAAGCAAATCTGCAGCGGCACCGGTCAAGATCACGAGGCGTGGTGGTGGCGCGATTACACCGGGTCAAACGATCACACCCTGCACGCGCACTTCTCGGTGAAATCGCAGCCGGAATATTACGACGACAAGCACCTCTGGCAGATCGACATGGAAGGCGTGCCCGCGGATGTGGCGAAGGTCGAAGACGACAAACTGCTGCCGGTGCTGCAGCGCGGCGACAAGGGGCCGTGGGTCAAGGTGCTGCAGCGCCAACTGCTCGACGAAGGCGTGCATCTCGTGCGCATCGACGGCGACTTCGGTCCTGCCACCGAACTGCAGGTGATGGCCTTCCAATATCGGAATGATCTCGTCGTTGATGGTGTGTGCGGTTCTTACACTTGGCAAGCACTGCGAGACTGAAGGAGAAAACAATGACCGGTTCAGGGCTGATTGATTTTGTCATCACGCTGATTGTCATCTGCGGCGTCGGCGCGCTGTTCTTCATCACCATCGACTGGATGAAGGTCGACCCGACCATGAAGAAGGTGGCCAAGATTGCCATCGGGGTTGTGCTCGCCGTGGTCATCCTGCTGGCCATCAAGGCCGTGCTGTTCGGCAGCGGCGGTGCTGCCCTCACTGCAGGCGGCATCATCGGCTTCGCCGTTGGCATCATCGTGCTGCTGGTGGTGCTTTACATCATCGATATCCTGCTGGGCTGGTTGGCTACCAACATGGGCATGGCCGCGCCGATCCTCGACATCGTCCGGTATCTGGTGTTTGCCATCGCGCTGATCGCGCTGTTGGTGTTGGCTGACCGGTCGTTCTTCGGTGGTCACTACATCGGTAATTCGCTGGGCATCGAGACGCCGTCGATCATGAAACCAGAGCGGAGATGATCGAGCGCAATATGGTGCTGGCCGTCGCTTTGGGCGTGCTTATCCTCATGCTGGTGGCGGCGTCGGTCTCTTGGCCAGCATGTTGCCGCTGTTCGTTTGATGCGCAGAATGTTCTGAGATGTGACTGATGCCAACGAATGACGAGTGGCTTGGCAATTCTCTGGCCAGCCTGTGGGATATGCCGCAGGACGTGCCGCAGTACGCGCTGCCGCTACCGCAGCAGGATGCGCCGTATCAGCAGCCGCAATTTGCCCCACCAATCCAGCCACCGCGATATGTGATGCCGCAGGTCGACATCAACTCGCTGATCCCGAACGCGCCACCGCAAATCTCCGGCAACGTCACGGTGCCGGTGCCGCTCGGTGAACTGTTTGCTTCCGGCAAATATCAACCGATGCCGGAGCGACCAATGCCGCCCGAAGTTCACTTCGGCTATCGGCGGAGGTTCTGATGGACCAAGGTCTCGGCACAACCTTCTACGGCGGCTTGACGCCGGAGGACTGGTTGCTGTCGGGCACTGCGCCACCGCCGTCACCATACGATCAGTCGCCGTTGGGGCCAAGTTGGCTGCAGCGCGCGCAGGATCAGACGCAGAAGGACATTGCAAACTACCAGCAGGGCGGCGTGCCGCAGATGCTCGCCGACACGACAGAGACGCAAGATTTGGCTGGCGGCTTCGGCGGTGGCGGCATTGCCGGGGTGACGAGAGACCCGGCGCTCTGGCACGGCATCTCAAAAGTAAAATTGCCGCGGCCAATCTCCGAAATGTTTGCAACGCACGTTCCTGATCCCGCCGTTGCGGCAGTGCCCGAGAAGATCATCACGCCGTCTGATTTGCAGGGCGGTCTGCTGCTGCCTGCGCTGGGCGACCGTTCGGCTGCTGGCAGCGCACTGACCGCGGTCGGCGAGACACCGCTCGCCAACCCGGTAACGATGCAGGGTGGCCATGGCTACATGGCGGCGCAGTCGCCGGAAGGTGCGGTTTGGGCATCGGCACCGAGTGTCGCCAGCAGGCTGGGCAATACCGTGCGCGATCTTTCCGAGACGACCGGCAAGCCGGTTTACCTGCCGTACACCGCGATGGGCGAGCGGTCGGTCGACTTTTCGCATCATGCGTCCGACACGCTGGCCAACATGCTGGCCGACGCCGCTGTAGGCCGCAGAGACCTTGGCTCGTTCAATGCCGCGATGCGCAGGACAGATGCCAACTTCGGCCCGGTTCGTGACTGGCCCGGCGTGCAGGCCGATGATCTTGCCGCATACCTGCGCGAGGGCGGCGGTGATGTGCGCAACAAATTTGCCAAGACCATGGATACGCGGCAGTTTCAGGAGGCCGGATTTCCCAGTGTCGCCGAGGCGCGCTTTGCAGTGACCGATCCGCGGCTGCTCAATGTGCCGACTGGCGCGTCTGGTCTGTCCATCGCGCGCGCCGATCCCACCGGCAGGACGTTTACCGAGGGCGCGCTGCACCTGACTTATCCGACCAAGCTGGCTGGCTCTTACGAAGGCAGTTTCGGCACCAGCGTGCCGAAAGAGGTCATGTTCCCCGACATGATCAACGCCTACCGCAGGCTGGGCTATGAGCCGTACCGCCACGACTACCTGATGGCGCGCGGCGTTGAGGGCGCACCGACATATCAGCGCGCCAACCAGCAGTGGGTCGACCGTGTCTCCAAGTGGCTGGAGAAAAACCAACAATAGGAGAGCATCATGCAGAAGAACAAAGACGAATACACCACCGACGAAGGACCGCCGCCATCCGACACGCGCGACCGCTACTCGCATCACTCATCGCCACAGGACGATGTGCAGCAGGCCGTGCAGAAACCGCCAGCGGCCAGCACGCCGGGCCGTCGCGAGGTCACCGGCACGGTCAGCCGCAAGGAAGTGCCGATGCATGTCACCAAACATCCCGAACCGGTCGGTCGACCGAAGAATCGAAACTACGACTGATGAGGTTGAGGTATTGGCGGAATTGGTGGGGACTGAAATGCTGGCTGCAGTGCTGCGGCGGATGCATCGACTATGACGAGAAGTCAGTGCATTGGATGTGCGCTGATTGCGGAAAGGTAACGCGATGAACAACCGGCATCTCACGCTGCTGCAGCGCAAGCGCGCGATCCTCAAGGCGCGCGAGGAGTTGATTGCGTTCACGCAGTTGATGATGCCCGACGCTGACCACGCCGATGATCCGGCCTATTCGCTGTATTCGCCGCAGCAATTTCACCGGGTCATCGGCGCTGGCCTTGAGGAGATCGACGCGCGCAAATTCCGGCGGCTGATCATCAAAATCGGTCCCCGGTTTGGCAAGACGACGCTGGCGTCGAATATGTTTCCGGCGTGGTACATCGGTCGCCATCCCGACAAGTCGGTGATCGTCGCCACCTACAATCAGACCTACTCAGAAGATTTGGGTCGCCGCATTCGCGACATCATGCAGTCGCCCGCCTACAAGCAGGTCTTCCCCGATCTCGAAATCAAGCAGCGGTCGGCTGCGGTCAACCGCGTCGAGACGACGGCGGGCGGCATTGTGTTCTGCGTCGGTCGCGGCTCGGCCATCACCGGTCGCGGCGCGCATCTCATCGTGCTGGACGATCCAATCAAGGACCGCAAGGAAGCCGACAGCGCCGTCATCCGCGACACGTTGTGGTCGTGGTACACGCAGGTGCTGCGCACCCGCCTGATGAACAAGACCGGCGTGATCGTGCTGATCACCACGCAATGGACCGAAGACGACCTCATCGGTCGCCTCACCGATCCGCTCAATCCGTTCTACACCATCGACGAGGCGCGGCTCTGGCACAAGATCGATCTCCCGGCGCTGGCCGAAGATGACGACATTCTCAAGCGCGAGCCGGGCGAGAGCCTGTGGCCGGAGCGGTTCGACAAGGAATATCTGGAAGAAATTCGCGTCAGCGATCCGCGCGGCTTCAATGCCCTCTATCAGGGCCGACCGTCACCGCGCGAGGGTGCGTTCTTCCGCGCCGAGGATATGATCACCTACAACTCGATGCGCGATCTGCCCGCGCATGAGGAGATGCGCTTTTACGGCGCGAGCGATCACGCGGTGACGCAGGAGCGGCAAGGCGACAAGACCTGCCTGATGGTGGTTGGCGTCGACAAGGCCGATCATCTGTGGATCATGCCCGATGTGATCTGGCATCGGCTCGATAGCAACGTCGCGGTCGAGAGCATGCTGATCCTGATCGAAAAATATAAGCCGCAATTCTGGTGGGCTGAGAACGGTCAGGTCACCAAGTCCATCGCGCCGTTTTTGCG